TTAAAATTATTAAGAGTAGATTTGCCTAATGGTCGTTTATCCGTTGTATATGATCAAGCTGGTAAAGCTAGATTCGTCGCTATGACGAACTACTTTTATCAACTTGTCCTTAAACGTGTTCACGACATGGTGTTTGATATCCTTAAAACGATACCTATGGATGGTACTTTTGATCAACATAAGCCTATCAAGGACCTTATTATAAAAGGTTCAGGTACTTATTATTGTTATGATTTATCAGCCGCAACAGATCGACTACCCATAAAACTTCAGGTTCAAGTTCTTAACGAACTTATTCCGAACCTTGGTAATATTTGGAGTTCACTATTGGATATTGAGTGGGAATTTAAAGGTTCCTATTGTAAATATTCAGTCGGGCAACCAATGGGAGCGTTAAGCTCTTGGGCTATGTTGGCATTAACTCATCATGTAATAGTGAGAGCAGCTGCATTAAGAAGAGGGATTTGTAATTTCTCTGATTATGCACTCTTAGGTGATGATATTGTTATTCGTAATGATATCGTTGCCAGTTCTTATTTGGAAATGATGACCAGTCTTGGTGTCTCTATAAATTTAAACAAATCTGTAATCTCAACTGATTTTGCAGAATTTGCTAAGACTTATAAAGGCTTAAACCTTGATTTTACTCCGTTAGGAGCTGGTTTAATTCTTCAAACTATAAGAAATAAAAGCTATATAGGTGCACTACTTGCGAACTTATTCCTTATTGGACATTGTACGACCTTAGGTAGTGTGGTTCAAATTATCCAAAAACTTCCTAAATCTGAACGATTTAATAGTTTTGTTGGATTATGGTGTTGCATCGGATTGCACGGTGCGTATTTTAGATTGAAAAACACTGATGTCCAACATTTAAGAGGAGCAATAGCATTTCTATTTTCATCTATACAGCGTGAATCGATTATGGGTAAATTCTCCCTTTTTAATGCCTTACGGCAAGTTAAAAGAGAAGAATACCATGATGCAATTAAACAGTTTCCTAAGGATCTTAGATCTTTAATGAACTTGGTTCATTATCCAAGAGGTAGAAAACCACCACTACGAGTATTTGAAACTCTGTTTAAATTTATGTCTTTTGCTCCATATTTATATTTATTCAATTTCCTTCTTAAATACTATCGATTAACAATTACTTATATTAAGTTTGAGTTAAGAGATTGGGAATGTAGTTGGGATGAGATTCTTGAGTTAACTGACGGGGATAATTATAATGTGTTTTCATTAGACTGGTTCAATAAACGAGCTATTCAAGACGTTGGAAAACGTGCTAGAAGAATTCGATATTGGACACAGTTTGTTGTTAAACATTCCGAACTTAATACGTTCGGGACTTTAGAAAGTCTTGTAATTCCTGAATCACTTGATCACTATGCTAAAATGGCACAGTTATCGAAGAAGAACTCTCACATCTATGATCTTGTATCTTTTGTGGATGCTTAACAGACATCCCTCGAAACTTGTAATGGTTTCAATAGATATAAGATAAAATTGGATAAACTTTCATAGGTAGCTATGACAAAGGAAAGGGGCAGCCACTGGGACTGCTTTATATTCCCTGTTCGGCCTTAAAATCCGTTTTATGACGGTG